TTATATAGTAAAATTAAGAAAGTGGATCAGAACCGCAAACGGAAATACTGGCTTAAAATTAGCTTTGCAGCATACTATTAACCAATATGTTGTCGGGGAAGCAAAGCTGGAAGAGGTCAACAAAATGGTTGATAAATTTACTAAAACCGTTGTTGAAGCGAAAGAATCCGGTAATTCTGAAGAAGAAGCTTTAGATGAGATGCTTCAAGAATATTTGAATGGTTCAATGGAGAATTGATGATGGCAAAAACTAAAGCAGAATTAGAAAGGGTTTTGTCTAATCCTGTTGAATTTATTAAACGTTTAAAAATCATAGATAAAACTGGCAAGTTAATTGCGCTAGTACCAAATGCTGAACAAATAGAAATAATAAAAGCTTTGGAAACTGGCGGCGAGACTTTGATCCTTAAAGGTCGCCAAATAGGAAGTAGCACGATTGTTGCTGCTTATTTCTTTTGGAAGACTTATGTTAGCAAAGAACCAACTACATTTGCTATTCTTTCACATAAGCTAGCAAGCTCTAAGCATCTGTTAACAATGCATAAAATATTCTATGATAACCTTCCAAAATTCCTACAAAAAGAATTAGAGGTAAGCAACACAACAGAATTAAAGTTTAAAGATTCTGGCGCAAAAATAATAGCGGTATCTGCCGGTGCTGAAGGTGGTATCCGTTCATTTACATGTTCTTATCTTCATATGTCTGAGTATGCATTCTCACCAAATCCAGAAGAATTAAAAGCAACAGCACTAAATGCTCTAAACAATGGACAGCTTGTAATAGAAAGCACAGCAAACTATTTTAATGATGCTCTACACCAAGAATGGGTAAAGTGGTTAAGAGGCGAAGCAAAATGGAATGCGCTTTTCTTTCCTTGGTTTTTACATAAAGAATATAGCATAGATCCTGATGCTGGATTTAGGCTAACAGAATGGGAAGAAGAACTAGCAAAAAAGTTTAATTTGTCTCTTTCGCAAATAGCTTGGCGTAGAGAAAAAATATCAAAAATTGGGCTAGATAAATTTAAACGAGAATTTCCTGCAGACATTGATGATGCCTACAGTCAGACAGGAAATGTTTATTTTAAGCAAGAAGACTTTGGCGAGCTAGATATTGTTCCTGTAGAGCCAATAGAATGGAATGTCTTTTGTAGGCCAGATAAAGATGACGTTTATTCAATAGGCGTTGACGTTGCTGCTGGTGTGAATAGAGACTATTCTGTAATTTATGTTGTTAGTAAAAAAACATATAATTGTGTTGCTATTTATAGATCTAAATTAATTGTGCCAACTGGGCTAGCTAAACGCATACAAGAAATTGCTACAGATTATAATAAAGCACTTGTTCTGGTAGAATCTAACAACTTTGGTAACGTTGTTCTAAACGAATTGAGACATCTTGGATACTACAATATTTGGCAGCAAGACGGCAAAGACTGGCTAACTACATCTAAATCAAAAACTGAAATGTTTGAAAATTTAAAATCAGTAATCAATGATGGTTACATAAGAACAATAGATATGATTACTTATCAAGAGCTAAGAGCCCTGCAGCTAACAGATAAAGGCTCTGTAGAGATTCCAGACAATATGGATTCACATGCTGACTCTGCTTTGGCAATGGCTTTATCTTATGTTTGTTTAAAATCTGTTACATTAAAAGTAAAACCATTTTTACCAAACTGGGTTAACGCAAAACAAGTAGCAAGAACAATACAAAATACAGGTGCTGCGATAGGTCAAAAAAGACGCTATTGATCACTTGACTAATTCATATATATGAGGACGCGGAAATATGGCCAGAAATTCAGACGACATACAGAAATTTATAAGAATTATTTACACCGACAATAAAGAATACTGGAAACAGAAGGCCGGAGAATTAAAAAAATATAAAAATGCATACGAGTCTAAATTCTGGAAAGAAGAAATGTATGACACGACAATGATTCGTGTTGAGACTGCAGATGCATATGGCTTTATAGAAAGCTATATTTCTTCTCTTTTTTCTAAGACACCATCTGTTGTTATCGGTGCAGATATCGCTGCTACTGGTGGAGATCCAAAGCTAGCTCAAGCAGCAGCAAATAGATTTCTTTATAATCAGAGAGAGCAGCTAGAGATTGCCAGCAGACTAGCACTTATTTACCAGTTTTCTGCGCTTAAGTTAAGCCCAGTTGAATCAGATGAAATGCTAGATAAAGTAACAATAAGAGCAATTCCTTGTTGGGAAGTAATCTTAGATAGAGATGCAACAGCAGTATCTGATCAAAGATTTATTGGACACACTTACTACCTAAACATGGTAGAAGCAAAAAGAAAATTTGGTGCAAAAAAGTTTGTTGCTGTACCAAAAGAAAACTACTTTGATGAAGGTGGTGGTCCAGTAAGCTACACAAAACAAGACTATAACGATTTACCAGATGATTATCTTTACATAGAAATCGTTGAGCTATACGACCTACTACACAACGAAGTTTACTACTGGTCACCATCCTACAAGAATGGTGACGGTCTAATTCTTCGTTCAGAAATTCCTGTAAGAACATATAACGATCAGCCACTTTCTCCAATCGTTCCTCTCTTTTACAGCAGGTCGCCATCTAAACCAATGGAAGGTTTATCTTCACTAGCAAGACTTTACGACCAGTTTTATGAAAAGAATATCTTAAGAACATACTGGGCAAACGCAGTTAGAAGAGACAGCAGACAGTACCTTTACAGAGAAGGTATGGTTGATGAAGAAGCTTTAGCTAAAATTACTGCTGGTATTGATGGCGCTATGATAGGCGTAGATTCTGATACCTTGTCAGGAATTATAATGCCAATTGGTGTTGAGCCAATCTCATCTAACTTTGATAGATATCTTGGCGCAATCGAGTCAGATATTAATAGAGGATCTTCACTTGCTCCATTTGCTAGAGGAGAAGCAACAAAAGCTACTGCAACAGAAATCACAGCATTGGCTCAGTATTCTGCTTCTGAAATTGGTAAGCTAGCAAGAGAACGTGATAACTCAATGGAAAATATAATTATTGTTTATTTAAGAACATTGGTTCTACTTGCAGAAGATGGTGATAAAGCTGTGCTTAACGTTGAAGGCGAAGGCAAAGTAATAACACCAGCAGATTTGGAAGGCAAGTTCCGTGTAAATGCATTAGACCAGGGAAGCACTCCACTATCAGATGCAATAAGAAAACAAAATCTTTTAAGTTTACTACCAACACTACAAGGTCTAGGCGTACCACCAGAAAAGATAAAAGAAGAAATCATCAGAGCCTACGAGTTACCCAAGACCTTCCTAGAGGCTATTCCAGCCGCTCCAATGGCTCCACAAGGCGCTGTTCCTTCTCCTTCAGCCGCAGATGTAGCCAACATAGAGGGCGGCGTAGAATCGAATATAAGCGGTGCAGAGGCCCTAGCACAAAGTCTAAGAGGAGCATAAAAAATGCCAATTTATGAATATAAGTGTCCTCAGTGTGGCAAATATGAAGAATTATTCTTGCACATGAGAGATTGTTCTAAAGAAATCGTTTGTAAGAGCTGTACTATTGTAATGAAAAAGCTGCCATCTGTTGTAGCAAAGACTGCTTCTCTTTGGAATGATGGATGGAATAAAGGTCTTGATGGTCAAGGTGTTTTTTCACATGCACTAGGAAAGAAAGTACATTCTAAAAGAGAAGAAGCAAAAATACTTGAAGCTAAAGGATTTGTTTCTGAAGCTGATCTAGCTCCACATTGGTTTGAAGATCAGCAAGCTAAAAAATTAGAAAAATTAAAAGAGCAAGATAGATTGACAGATACTTATAATAGTAAGGTTACTGAATATGGCGGTGATAAAATCAGAGCTATGACAGAAACCTTTACAACTGAAAAGTGTCTTGATGGTTCTTTGCACGAAACATTTAACGAAAAAATAACAATATAAAAAAGGAGATATAAAATGCAGATGCCAGGAAAAAGAGGTCCAAAAATGGAAGTAGAAATCCAGATCGGTGGAAGAGAGCCAGGTTCTTCACCAATAGCAGAGGAGCTTAACGATCTAGAAATGGAAGACGAAGACATGTACAAACAGATGTCTCCAAAAGGTACTTTTACTTCAAGAGGTTTAGATCCACTTGTTAAAAATGTTAACAAATTACTTCCACTATTTGGTCAGGATCCATCTTATCCAAAGATTATGGACACTAACGAGCTACCAACAGATTTCACTCGTGTTCTATCTATGTTTGTTGCTGCGGTTGATGATGCTGTTGAAGCTGGTGTATTAAATCCAGAAATGAAAATAAGCTTGGAAAGCATTAGATCTGATTCTGATTTGATGGCTCTTTCTGGTAAGATAGAGATGCTTGCTAAAGACAAAGAGTTCAAAAGATTCCTACAAGAAGAAGCCCCTGCAGAAGAGCCAGAAATGGAAGAGGGCATGGATGAAATGGCGATGAGCCCAGAAGATGAAGATAAAATGATGATGGAGAGAATGTAATGAGTAACTTATACGAAAACATCCGCAAGTCTAGAGAAAAGAAAGGCGGACCAAGATCTAAGAAAGATTCTACAATCGATCCAAAAGTCTATGAGCAGATGAAGAAAAAGAAAGGCCCATTTAAAATTGATAAAAAAAAGGATAAAAAATGACAATTAAAATTCCTTGGGTTAAAGTTGGTTTACTACTTGGTTCACTAGTCAAAGCCGCAAAAGGCGGAATTGATAAAGAAGAAGCTCAGGATCTATTAGGAGATCTTGCAGAAATAGCAGCACACATAGCGTTACAGTTAGCACAAAAATAATAAAAAGGAAGAATAAAATGGAAAATAACGAGACTGTCGTTCAGGACAACACCTCAGTAGCAGAAGATACTGGCTTACCAGAAGATATTACACTAGATGATCTTCTATCAATAGATGATGAGCAGTATCCAGAATTTAAATCAGAAGATTCTCACAAAGGAATGAAGCCGCTCTCACACTGGATGCAACATGTACCAGAAGATGTAAGAAAGCATCTAGCAAATATCAGAGCAGATTACACAAGAAAGACTCAGGAGATTTCCAACATAAGAAAATCTCTTGAAGATAAAGAAGCTGAAATGTACCGCAAGAATGAGCACATTATGAGAGGCCCACTTGCAGAGCAGCTAAACAAAATAAATGTGGAAGAAGAGTACGACCTATTTGATCCTAACGGAATGAAAGCAGAAATTCAGAGACAAGCTGGATTAATGTTAAAGCAAATGCTAGAGCCAGCTCAGAAAGAGTTAGAAGTCCAGCAAAGAAAATTACAGTTAGATGCATTTAAAAAAGAAAATCCTGAGCTTACTGATCCTACTTACAGAACACCAGTACTAGAGCTTTTGGCACAGAGACCAGAGCTTAAGTTAGAAGATGCGTTTTACATTGTAAAAGCAAAACTAGGATCACAGGCTGTAGATGCTGAAAAAGCAAAAATAGCAGAAGCAAAAGCAGCAAGAAGAGATACTGCACTTAAATCTTCTGTTGGAAGCAGAACATCTGTAGCTCCAGCTCCAAAGTTTAAGAATGCTATGGAAGCATATAGCTGGCACAAAGCAAACGGCGTAAAATGATTCACAAAACCTTGCCTCAGCATTTTTACGTTTCTGTACCTAATGCGTTGCTCGGTCCTAAGATGCCCGAAGGTTATACCAGAGGGCTTTTACACGGAATATACGGCAGAGAAGGTCAGGCTTTATTAACGCATGTTTTGTTAGATACTGGTGCTAACTGGAGCGGCATTCCGTTACACTTGCTTCGCACAGAAGACTGGGTAGGACCACAAGTAGATCAAGCTATTCTTCAGCCTTGGGGATGTATGGGAAGAGACTTAAAAATATCTGAACTAGAATATCTTGGTGGCTTATCTGTAGAGCTTCGTTTTGGCCCACAGAAAGGAAGACATACAGGAATTATTGTAGACTGGGATGATGCTTTTGCTAAACACCCACAAGAACACAAGCCTCTTTCTTTGCTAATCATAGATGGCGGTCACTTTGCTCTTCTGCCAAATAATTATTTTATTCTTTCTGACAAGCACTTCACAACCGGCAAACGTGAAATGACAAAAAATTATTATAGAGGATCGCAGACCTACTGGGAGCCCTAAAAAATATTTTTAATTATTTTGCTCCAGAGGGTGTACTACTCCTCGCCTGTGGTCCTTAGTATATAGTGACGCATCTCGGACGAGGGCCTAAAAAGCTCCTGTTCATAAAGCGTCAGTGTTAATGATCTGGAATATTTTAATGCCATTTAATATCCAACAAGAAAATATTCCAACAAGAGAGTTTTGGGGATATAGCTCAATTGGAAGAGCATCGGCTTTGCAAGCCGGAGGTTATGGGTTCGAGTCCCATTGTCTCCACCATCTTTGATTCTCTTGTTGGAATATTCTTTTTGTATCTTTTTGTTGGAATATTTACTTGACTTTTTCTCTGTCTTTAGAAGGCGCAACGTTTCCCGGCCTAGCATTAGCATCTTTTAGATCTCCTAATGCAAACTGAGCGGACGATCTATTAAAGCACCTGCGTTTTGCAGATACGCTTAACAATCAAAAATCAGTTTGTATAAAAAATTAATAAAAAAAATTAGGAGAATTTATCATGGCAATTTCAAATGATCTATTAAGCTCAACCCTGTACTCAATCAGAGACGGAGAGGTTGACGAACTCTACAAGAAAGTAGCATTTCTTGATGGTGTTAAGAAAGCTGGCGGTGTCGAAGTCGAGAAAGGCGGCATCAAAATCCAGAGACCACTAAGCATCCAGGAACACTCAACCATTACTCAGCTCGCTACTGGTTACGAGCCTGTTTCACTCGCAGTTAACGACGTTCTAAGACCAGCAGTATATGATTGGGCAGACTACGTTTCGCCCATAGTCATAACTCGCAAAGAGGAGACCGAGAATAGCGGTGAATACGCTATTGTCAAGATTCTAGAAGCAAGAATGAAGTCAGTAATGGGTATGTTGAGAAGAGAGACCAACAAGCAGATCCTAAGAGGAAACTCTGCTGTTCTAACCTCACTCAATACTCTAAATGGTTCAACCGGTGGTGGATTTGGTTTCCTAGAGCCAAGAGCAACAACCGCTCAGACCAACATTGTTGGTGGTATTTCTAAGGTTACTTTCCCAGTTGCAGGTTGGCTAAACCAGTTCTCAAACGGTGCTCTAGTTCCTGACTTTATGACCAACCTCTACAACATGTACATTGCTGCTAACGCAGTATCTCCAATGGGCGATGTAGACCACGTTATATTCTCACAGGGTGCTCTAGCAAGATACAGAAAAGAACTTTTCGATATCCAGAGATTTATCGACACCAAGACTCTTGATGGTGGAAGAATGGGCCTAGCATTCAACGGCGCTATCGCTGAATCAGATCCAGAAATGGGCTTCGTTACTTCAGTTCCTGGCGAAACCTTGGATGCATACATGCTAAACTACGATGGTATCAAGCTTGTATTCCACAGCGAAGGCGACTTCTCTGTTTCTCCTTTCGAGCATATCTCCGGTACAACCGCAAGATCTGCTAACCTCTATGTCAAGTGCCAGCTAGTCGCAGATTTCCTCGGCGGTCAGGCAGTCGGCGTCAACCTACAGTAATCTCAAATAAACAATTAAAAAAAAGGAGAATTAAACATGGCTACTTCAACCCTAATTCAGAACCTAGATGGATCAGCGTTTGTATCTTCAACCACTGTTCCTGGTTCATATACTTCTGTTGCTACTCCAGATGTATCTAACAGACGACAGGTAGAAACCTTCATTGCTGGCGGAACCGTTGCTGCTGGTGATGTTGTTGCACTTGACGTATCAAAAACTGGAGCACTAAAAGCTTTAACCGTAGTCGAAGCACCAGCAAATGCTGGAGCCCTTGCTATCGGTGTTTGCCTTGGCTCAGCAGAAAGCGATGGCTCACTAACCGCAGGAAGCAAAATCAATGTAGTTGTTACTGGTTATGTCGCATCTGCCGACGTAGAAACCGGTGTCGCTGCTGGTCAAGCTCTTGTAGTCGGTGCTACCGCTGGAAGATTTGCTGCTCTAGCAAACGCTGCAACCTCAACTTCTGCTGTATTTATTAGCGGCGCGGTCACCGGCACCGGTGCTGCACAGAACACTGCTCACGGTCTTGGCGTTGTTCCAGATCTTGTATTTGCAATTCCTGACGATCTAAACGTTGCAACAATTGGTGCTTACACCGTTGTTACAGGTGCTCATACCTCAACCAACGCAATCTTCACAGTAACCACATCAAAGGTTTACAGAGTTGTTGCTATCAGACTCAGCGCTGCAGAGAAGCAGGCCGGCGCAATTGCAGGCCCAATAGCTGTAGCTCTAAGCGCAGAATCAGGAAACAAAGCAGAAGTATTTATGCTCAAGCGTGGCTTCTAATATAAATTAAAAATCTATAGATTCTATGGCTCGGCTTTGCCGGGCCTTAGTTTTTTGTGCTTGACTAATCCACATATGTAGAAGAGGTGGTTTCATGGAATACACCTACATGTCGCTTCTACTAAAATTAAAATCTAAAAAAGTAGAAAAAAAACATATAGATTTTATCAATTATCTTATGCTAAAGTACTCTGTTGATGAGCCTCTTTTTGACAAAGTAGCTTTATGGTCTCCTTACTTTATATTAGAAGACAAAGATCAACTAGAAGAAATAATTTATAATATGGAGAATAATAATGGCCAACCTTCAGGCGATTAAAGAAAAGATAAAAAATATCAGCGATTATTCGCCTCAGCTTGCGGCATACAATGATCAGCTTGATGAGCTGATTAATGATGCTTATTATTCTATTTGGACAATGAGGCGTTGGGTTTACGGCTTCAAAGAGTATTACTTCCGTTTTCATCCAGACATGCTTCCATCTAGAGAAAATCCAGGAGGAACAGATATAAATGCAAGTGTTACAAAAGGAAGCAGACAAGTAACTTTTTCAGGACCAATGGATAGATTGATTCCAGACCTATGGGAAGGTCAGCCAATCGAAATACAAAATTATGAATACACAATTTCTAAAGTAGTTAGCACAAGTCAAATACTTTTATCTCGCCAATTTCTTGGTGACACAAATACTGACGATGTTTCTTGGCGAATTAAAAAAAGATTTTATTCTTTGCCAGAAGATTGTATTGAATTGCTAAGCCTCGGACATAGAGACGTTCCAAATTCAAGCGGAGGCACCGGAAGATTTCCTCCCTATGGAAAGATAATCGGTCTAATGCCAAGACGTGACGAAGAGCTTGATCTTAGAATGGATTACACGGCGACTTATGCAGAAGCTTACATCTGGTCAGAATCACAAAATATACCAAGTGGAGAAAAATTAAGCTTACAAGCAACATCAATCCCTGGAACTGCTGGATTTTTAGGAACGACCTCGCTAGAAGTATGCTGGGCATTTGTTAAGGATGGTCTTGTAGGCCCTCTTTCTAAACCAGAAACCATTTCTTTTGCTACAGCACAAGAAGGTACCTCTTATTCTTTGGCAATAAAATTTCTTTCATGGGATGACCAAGAAATTATTGCAGACACTTTTCAAACAAAAGACAGGTCAGCTACACAGTGGGAAGGCTACAGAAAAGTAGTTTTCTGGAATGCGAATTTCAACAGAGCAACAGGTGAGCGCCTCGGTCTTCCTATCTGGAAGTTTTTCAATCAAGGCGGAGCTACAAGAAATGCCTCAAATTATCTTTCTCCAGTAACGGTTGAAGATACGTTGTCTACCGTAACAATAACACATTTAAACCAAATTGATAACGGAAATAAACGATATATCGAATATGATGGTCAGCATCTCAAGATAAGACCTTATCCCCGCGTAGATGCTTGGGATAGCAGAATCTTGGAACAAGCTGCAACCGTAGATTATTCTAAAGTAAATCTTCAATACTTGAGAGAAGGTGTTGCTCGATACTACTACAAGCCACAGGCCCTAGGATTGCAGACAGATTCTCCAGAGCTTCCAAATGAATTCCATCAGCTTATTAGCTATAAAGTTCTTGAAACGCTCTACGATAAACTTGGAAACATGAATAACGCAAATCTTTATAGAGGTCGCTTTGATAAAGAAATAAAAGGTCTAGAAAGACGTTATGTAAACCACATTGATAGTATGATGGTCCGAGGCCAATTCGTGCTTGGTGGTTGGGATTCTAGAATGCGTTATGATGTCAATTCATTAAGGAAGTTATCCTAATGGCTGTTAAAAACATTTCAGTAAAATTTAATAAAGCTGCTGGCGTAAACCAAGCAATCAAAGCTCCTCTTGGCACAGCCGAAGATATAATAAATTTTAGAAAACATCCAACAGAAGGATGGCTTTGTGATCGCGGTATAGAGCCTTGGTGGGATCAAAGCCCAAGCTTTAATGTAAGCGGCGAAATTATAACTAACGTGCAGCAGGCTCTTCTTGGCGAAAAGTTTGATTCTCTTTTCGTCTGGACAAAGCAGAGCGCAAATCAAGTTTATATACTTGCCGAACAGGGCGGTTATCTTTATTACATTTGGGGCAATAAAGGCAGCTCTGTCTCTACCGACTGGAGAAGGAATGTTGTTTTGTTGGATTCAAACAGACATATCCCTAGAGCAAACGAGGTCGGCACACAGTTTATCCCCTTTGGAAATAGGCTCCTAATAATCAACGGCGTTGATAAACCAATATGGTTTTATGGCGACAACATTATAAGAGATTATTCGTTCTTACTTCCAACACCACCAATTGAATTGCTTCCTATACAGCCAAATTATCTTGAGCTTCCTACGGCTGGCGAGCTAACAACCGGTACTGCTTTCCCTAACTTTCAAACCGTGCCTGCTGGTTTAGGTGATAGAAGTCAAGGAGATACAAGCGTTTACAGCTATAGAATGACATTTATTATGGATAGCGGATCAGAAAGCCCTATGTCTGCTCCAGCATTCGTTACATGGACTATACCAGCAGATGCTAATGCCGAAAGAAGATTTGGTATTTTTGTTAACGACATTCCAATCGGACCAAAAGGTTGTGTAGCTAGAAGAATTTACAGAACAAAAAATCAAAGACTAGGTAACCAAACTTCTGCTCAAGAAGGCATTTACTACTTTGTTAAACAGATTAATGATAACAGCTCTGAAGAATTTATTGATATTGTTTCTGATAATGCCCTAGTTAATCAAGCGGAACTTAGCGCATCATCAACTATTGATAGCTTGTATCACTTCGGCGCAACCTGGAATAATAGAATTTGGTTAGCTGGAGGTGTTACGCATCCAGTTAGAATAATCTATTCTGAAGCTAGCTTACCAGAGCAGTTTCCTGTTTTTAATACATTTGAATTAGGCAACGGAACCGGCGGCGCAATCACAAAACTTTACGCTTATTACAATAACTTGTTAGTTTTTAGAGAATCTTCGATTGAAGTAATTAGAACCAACGGTGGAAGCTTCTCAATAAGCCCCGTTTCTCCGAACATAGGTACAAGGGCCTCTGACAGCATCCAGCTTGTACCTGGGCTCGGTGTCGTCTTCCTCACTGACGACGGCTTCTATGCCATCACAGGCGGTCTAGACGGTGGTTCTACCATATCGGTAGAGAAGATCAGCACGCCAATCTCTAAAGAAGTTTCTAGAATTTCTACTGCTGCAATAAGCAGAGCAACTTCTGTATATTCGACAAAAGAAAAAGAATACTGGTGCCATTATCCAGAGAAAGGTTCTAAAATACCGACAAGAGGTGCTGTCATTCATACGCTTGACGGAACATGGTCACTGCGACACGCGGAAGTAAAAACAAAGACTAACAGATTTGCATTTACAGCGATGGCTGCTGATCCTGATGGAAACATTCTTTTGGGAACAAGACCAAGATGGAGGACTTTACTTGGAGGAGCAAGTAACCCATTAACAAATGGAGCAAGAGGAACGCTCGTCGGTCTTCACGTTTGGTCTGGAGCTAACTACTGGGGAAATACTTTGGTTGCTTCTTTTACTAACCAGATCTGGACATACACGGCAACCAAAATAGATTTGCCACAAAATATTTGGGAAAGTGGCTGGATAGATTTTGGAGACAACAGTATTAAGCATCGTGTTTTTAACGTAGATGTTGAAGTATTAAGCTTTGGTGACTACGCCATTGACTTAGATTGGAGCAAAGATTATGATTCGCTTTGGTATGCAGCGCCATCGCAGAAGCCAGCAAAGAGCGAAACGCTTTTTACGACCTCTGAGGATCCTGTTTTTGGTCCAGCTACGCCATCCGTAACAAAAGTACCATTTACTATTGGTAAATCAGCACTAAAAGATTACAGAATTATAAGGATACGTTGGGACGTAAATACCAACTTAGTTGACAACTTTAGATTTAGGCTTAAGTCTACATATCCAATGCATCTTCTAAGCTTTAATATAAACTACGATTCAAACGATCAGCAACCACTAAATCAAAAGGCCCGCGGAAACAGCGGTCAGCCGTACTAACGGAGATAAGATGGCAAAATCATTTACACAAATTCCAACAAATGATCTTCAAGCAGCAAAGCCGGAGAACCTTAATGACAACCTTGATAAATATTTATCAGAATTTAATGGTAATCTTGATGGCCATAATAACCCTGTTGAAACAGTTAGAGAGCAGCATTTTATTCTTCCTAATGGCGGAACATTTAACGATGTAGTTGGTAATGTTCTTCAATTAGGAACTAGCTACGCAACACAAGCATACTTTAAAACAAGAAGATCTTCTAGCTTTGAGGAAGCATTAAACGTATTTACACCGCTTTTAGAAATAGACCTTGATCAAGATTCTTGGTCCAAGGGTTTTAATATTCTAACACAATTTACAGACTTCGAAGATTTTCCATTGGTATTTGAAGCCAAAGAAGGAATGCTTGTTGGTTGTGCTATAATTGACTGGGAGCACGGAACACAAGTATTTAATGTGCCAGTAGGAGAAGGTTTCAACGAAAGAAGCAGAGGTTTTGATTGGTGGACTGAATGGGGCGTTTTTGTAAATAACGTGTTGGTCGCAAGAAGTGGCCAGATATATCCAAGAAGACACACAACACAAATTCCTTTTGCAATACCCTGTGGATCGCAGCAAATTACCGTTGATGTTAGATTTATTACAATTACAAATAGAGCGCCTGGAGGCCCCAGCCTTAATACCACGTCAAGTAACTTTAATCTTTTTTCGGCAGAAATATGGTGCCGTAATGAATATCGCTAAGGAGATAAGATGCCAGTAGGACAAAATACTGTAAACGTAGATTATGATTTCGTTGGAACAAATCTTGGAAAACCAAATTATTATGCATTTAGAATTAAGTTAACTTATTCTGATTCTGGCGGTGCAGATCAATCTCTTATTGTCGGATACTGGGGCTACAGCTTTACTACAAATGGACTAAGAAGATATGCAATCGGTGGTCAAGGTCCAGAAATAAATTGGCAAACCTTTCAAGCATCTACAATAGTCAAATATACCGGAACTACTGGCGTTAGAGAATATAAAAAAGCTACTTTAGAGGTTGCCTTATTCGATGGTTCAAATACGCTCTCTATAACCAGACACCAAATTCAATGCGTTCAAGCTAAAAGATAAAAGGGGAAATAAATGTCGTTCACAAAACCGTATGCATACGTAGATGGTAACGTACTTTCTGGAGCTAATCAGCAGCTTAATGATGACGCTGTTAAAAAATATGTTAACCAAGGAATTGTATTTGCGGATTATGCCGATTCAAATATTGACTTTGATCAAATACAGAGCGGCGAGTTGCAGCCAATCACAAACCAGTATCGCTTTGTATCCGGTGAAGTACTAGGTCAATTTTCAGACAAAGAAGTTGTTAACAGGGCTTACTTTACAAGCAATATAAAAACAGGTAGACAGACAAGTGCCAATCCTGTTCAATATCAAAGTATTTATAACACCGGACAAACATTATATTTATCTTCAACTGCAGATATTCTTATAACTTTTGGTGGCACATTTATTTCTGATGAAAATGAAGTCCAGGGTAAAGGCAAATGGGACAGCAAAATCGCTCTTCGTTATCGTGATAGCACATCAAATAACTGGGAAACAATCGAAGGAACAAGGTCCTATTCATTCGAGGAAACAACCGCTGCAACAGCCGCTTCAAGAAATGCGACCAACACATCATTATTGCTTGCAAATGGCTATGGACCTACAACAGACGCACAATACTGTCTTAGAAGATGGTCTGGATGGACCTGGGTAGTTAAAGGATTACCAGCAGGAGAATACAGCTTTATTCTGATGGTAAGTGCTAAGGTCGAGCAGGGCTACTCATCAGCTAGATCATTCACTTGCGAAGTATTCTATGGGTAATATACCTACAAGAATACTGACCGGGCTAAAAGCTTGGAATCCTTCTTGTAGGTTGGAGGGCGTAAGCCCGACATTCTTAATCACTTGCCCTTTCTCTTGGCCTCCGGCCCTTTACGCTACGCTTATATAAAGGATTGAGAGTCCAAAATCGTCCAGATTTTTTAAACAAATTTTTAACTTTACTTATCCACATCTATAGGAGCATTATAATGGATCCAGTCACACTAGCTATCCTTACGGGCGTAGGAGGTCAAGCTCTTTCGCAAGTCGGTAATTTGATTCCAACCCAGATTGAGCGCAGCCAAAAGAAAGAATTAGAAAAATTAAAAAGATTGCAAGAAATGAATGCTCTTGGTTTAACAGAAAAAGAGCAATCTGCTATGCAAGGCAGACTTTCTGCTGGCTCGACTCAGGTACAGCAGCAAGCTGCTCAGGATCGAGCCAGAATTCTTGCTGGTGGCGGTTCAGTGACCGGTGGACAAGCTTTACAACAGGCTGTCGCTGTGGACGCTCAGAGAGCCCAAGGACAGGAGAGGATAGCTCAGACGATACTGGAGCAGGACTTAGCCAAGGAAGCGGAGCAGAAGGAACGTATATCAGCTATCTAGGCTGCCCAGTCCCAGGAGGGAGCCGGGCGTGCGTCTGCCGCAGCTTCAATCGCTGGTGCAGAATTAGAAGCAGGTCTTACCACCGCTGCTCAGCAAAAAATAATTCAAGGTGCAAGAAACCCATCTCCTCAAATGATATCAGCAGTAAGAACATCGCTTGGTCTAGCAACAGATGACGAAGCAAGAGGTGTTATAGAATTGCAAGCACAAGATCCAGAAGGAGCAAAAATGTTTATACAATCATTAAGAGCCAAATCAAGAAGCGGAGGAACCCTCTAATGGCAATTAGACAAGTAGGCGGAAAATCCGTATATATTATTGATGCGGGGCCCGTAGACTCAGCGAAGACTTCGGCAGGAACCGGCTATGCACAGCTTGTCAGCCAGCTTCGTTGGCAGATATGGGAAGCATCTAAAGAAGCCGTAGCTCAGCAAGTTGAATTTGAAAAAATGGGCTATCAAGCTCAATTAGATGTATTTGCAAAACAGCAAGCAGAGCTGCAAAAGTCATTAAGTAAATTAAAAGATATTAAAAATAAAGTTGCATCTGGAGTTTTGGATCCTAAAGATGCTTTAAGGTTAGCGATTGCTGACGCAAATACTGAATTATCTAACGAAAGAAATGAACTTAGAGCAGCAGGCGGCGGATCTGATTACACAATTACAGAAACACAAGCAAAAACAGCTACCGGAAAACCAAGATTTAATGACGATGGTACTCCTGTAATGATTCGTACTGTTAGATATAAAGCTAGTAAAAAAGTAGCTTCTGAGGCTGACAAAGCTAAAGAGGGCGGTCCTGCTGACGTTGCTACACCATCAAGCAGATACGAAGATATTTTAGCAAAATACGGTGGTAATGCTGGCGCTGCTATTGATTCAAGAGCCGCAGAAATTCAAGCAGAACTATCTGGTTTGCGGGCTCCATCTGTACCAACTATAGATACAATTGGAAGAACTAGGCAGGGCTTCGGCGAAATGGCTAGTGTTGGTGGATTTGGTTTTGCTAAAAGACCTACAAAGTCTTCTCCAATTTATGACGAAGCTAAAGCAAGAAGAGAATTGTTTGGAGCAGAAAGCGATCAAAACTTGGATCGTACAATTAAAGAAATGGCTGATAATGATTACATAGAAACAAAAGCAAGAATTCTTTCTCTTGATCCTCAAAGAAAACTAACTCCTGCTGAAGATTTGAGACTACAGCAGGATGCTCTTGTTAGAGCTAGAAAGACTGCTCAAGAAGGATTTTTTTCAGCTAGCGCCGTAACCGCTCCTGTTACTGCTCGACAATTTATGACTGGCAATAGGGTTCCAAGAGGCCCTAGTGGTCCCAATGTTGAAATAACAGAAGCTCCTTTGTCACTAGCTTTATATCTAACAGTACGAATCATTACTGGATTACCGGCTTCATCAAATCTTGGTTTT